TGCCTTTCTTGATTTTTGTTGGTAAGAAAATTATAATTCAAGGCTTGGTATTATCCACTACTTATTTTTTGGAAACTATTTTATGGAAATTGTTAATGTTTCGTTTGTACAAAACTTAGGTAATTAAATCAGATGCCATAAAAATTAATGAAAATAACAATAATCAAACTATTAACATAAAAAAGGGCGATAAACTGGAAATATCATTAATCGGGCACGTAGATGGAGGTTACTTATGGTCATTCAAACAAAATTTAGATACAAATATGCTAAAATTAGTTTATGACACAAACATACGAACTTCTCCACAAGATAATATAGGTGCTAGTATAACAAGACGTTGGTTAATTGAAGCTGTGAATTCAGGAAGTACATCTATAGATTTGGAAGAATTGAACTATCAACATAAAGAAACTGAGTATTCAAGTTATTTTCATTTAAATGTGAATATTAATTAACATAAGTAAATTATATAAAAAATAAAGCCTAGAGTAATTAATATACCCCAGGCTTTATTTTATTTCTGTATAGCTTGTACTACATCCACAGTATCCTTAGTCGCATCAAAGGCAGGAGCCAAAACTCCACTATCCTTAATCTCTGAATTTATTTTTCCACAAATAGCCTCTCTAAAATGATCCATTTCTTCCTGAGATATTCCTGGAATCTTTTCAACTAAAAGCTTATTGAATTCATCTGCTTTTTGCTTTCCTGCATCTGGAATAAATCTAAATTTTTGCTCTACGGTATAATATAAATCATGAGCAAGTTTATAATTTTCATTATACTTGTCTACTCCCATTTGGGCTATAAGAGCATCTCTCTTTTTCTTTAGATAATTAACTCCAACTGTTACTCCATAGGAAGCTAAAGCTCCCAAAACACTTAATACTCCACTTGCTATTATATTTGCTATTTCGTTACTTACCATAATATATTACCTCCATAAATTTGATAATTTTATAAACCAGCTATTTTACTAGCTTTATAAGGAAAATTTCTCATCTTACTTTTTATTTAGCAAAATGAGAATCTAAATATTTATCCTATATGAACAGAATCATCTTTTTCAATTACATCGCAAGGTCTTACAATAATATTCATACAGCCTGATGATACATAAACTTTTTTACTTTGATCTAAAGTTTTTAAATAATTTGCCAACTTTCCCACAGTATCTAATTCTGTTAGCTCTCGTCTTAGTTGAGCATTATCTTTTATTAATTCCTCTTTGTTATTTGTTTTGATATCATTTACTACTTTTTCATAATCCATTATCAATTACCTCCATAAATTTTTATTTTACTTTACATTTTTATTGAAAATTCATATTTACTTTACAAGACATACTGTAAATAAAAAAGAGCCTTTTCCAGCTCTCTATTAACCACATATTCTTTTATGATCGCCATGACCGTTATTGTCATTGGTATATGCATCTATAAAACCTTTGCCTATAACAATATAATTACCTCTATTTAGATGAATACCAAGTCCTCCATCAGTTCGTGGCTCTATATAACCTTTCGTTCCTGGTATTTGATAAACTCCTTGAGGAATACTTTCATCATATTTTGGAGCTATTTGTGCTGCAGGTTTTGGAGTAACTTTAGGTACTACAGATGTATCTATTCCAGTTATTCCCTTAACAATAGCAGTTGCAAGTTTCTCAGCATTGTATTTACTGCAATCGCTCTTGTTGTCACAAAAAAATGGCTCTATGAGTATAGCTGTCATTTTTGTATATTTAAGTACATATAGTCCTGGTTGATTTTTAGGACCTCTGTTGGTTAATCCTAATGCTGTTGAAATTTCAGCTGATACCTTATCGGCATAAGTTTTTCCTGAATTGCTTGCATACTCAACTTCACATCCTGTGGCCACATCTGTTTTATAGGCATTGACATGCATGCAGATATGCAACTGTGATCCATAGTAATTTGCTTTGTTGACTCTATAGGCTAGAGATTGTCCAAGTGTAAGTGCTGGACTTGCAGGCGGTGTACAATTATAGCAGATATGGCCTAGAGCCTGCAATTTTTTAATTACCAGTACTCCATATTCTCTGCAGTCATGTTCTTCATTTCGGTAGCCACTCGCTCCTCTGTCCTGGCCAGTTCCGTGACCAAAATCATAAGACACAATCATATTAACATACTTCCTTTCTAGATATAAATTTTCCTTGTTTGTCTCGTAAGCTCATATTATTTCTTGAAATACCTAGCTTTTTAATACAATTAAGAACCGTAGTTTTGCCAATATTCAACATAGATGCAATGCTCCTTCCAGAATATCCTTGCAAATATAATTTTCTTATTATTTTAGCATTTGCTTTATGTTTATACTCTCTTGCAGAATTGTGTATAAGTGCATGTTGAGATTTTGTTATTAATTCTAAATTTTCAATTCTGTTATCTGTTTTATTACCGTTTTTATGATGAACTATTTCCTCTCTTGTTAAATTCCTTCCTAAAAGCAAAGAAACAATTAATCTATGCAAAGGCACATACCCATTTCCCCTAGCCATAGGATGACCTTTAAAATAGACAAGTATATATCCTTCTTTATTTTTACTTATTCCATTTTTATAATTCATATAATCATTTCCTTTCTAAATTTATATTTTGTCTTCCAAATCATCAATCCTGTGATGTGCTGATTTAGCACTTTCCTCCACTCTAGCCACTCTTTCTACCAAACTTGATATTTTTCTGTTTTGATCTTTGATATCAAGCTTTATATCATCAACTCCCCTGCTTATATAATCCAGCTGCATTTTAAGTTGAGTATCACCTTTTGCATCCTCTCTCACCTCCTGTTTGGAATTTCTTTCAGTATCATTTTTAAAGCTCTTGTATCCTACAAAAGTTCCTACCATAGTACATAAAAGTCCTACAGCAGTGGTTATTGCTGCTATGTTCATATCATTCATATAGCACCTCCAATTAAGTATTTTTAGACAAAATAAAAGAACCTGGATAATCCAAGTTCTACTGAGTAAGATATTTTTTATATTCTTGTTTTACGGATTCATTATCCGTTTGTGCATATATTTGTGTAGTTGCAGGGCTTTCATGTCCCAGCAGATGTTGAATAGATGTCAGGCTCATACCTGATTTCAATGCTAAAGTAGCCGTTGTATGCCTGAGTAAATGGGGATATACAGCTTTATCAAGCTCTGCCATATCAGCTATTTTATTGACCTCCTTTTCTATTGAACGGTTTCCCAATCTAGCATATGGATATTTAGAAGCTACAAATAGTGCTGGATTTTTTATATGCTGCCTCTCTTTTAGATATTTCTTCAAATATAATTTTGCTTTTGGTCCTAAATACACAACTCTTTCTTTGGAGCCCTTACCTATTACATTTAATTCTCCTTTATCCCATTTTATATCATCTATATTTACATTTACCATCTCCGCAAGTCTGCATCCTGTACTAAATAGAAATTCCAGTATAGCTCTTTGACGTGTAGTTTTACATGAATCTCTCAACAGTTCAAGTTCATCCTGAGTTAAAGATTTTCTTAGTCTCTTATTTCTTTTTATATTTTTTATCTTTCTCATTGGATTTTTTAATATCATCTCTTCATTTTCCAGCCATGAGAAGAAACTTTTAAGTATGCTTATTTTATTGGACACAGTTGTATTTTTAGATTCTTTAGATATCATGGCCAGGTATATTCTTATATCAACAACGGTTATAGAGTTTACAGGTTTATGTATATATCCACCAAATTTCATCAATTGCAGATTATAATTATAAAGTGTAAGGGGACTTGCCCCATCTATCTTTTTAGATTGTAAAAAATATATGACCTTTTCTTCAATATCTGAAGCTACCAAGGACTTCTCTACTGGGTGTACTTCATATTCTACAAGTACCTCATCTATAAGATTTCGTATCTTTAATTGATCCAGTTGATGGACTTCCAATGTAAGTTTACCAATCAATTTAACAGTTACTTCTTCATTGCAGTTCATAAATTTTCCTCCTAAATGTTTATCCTTGGAGGAAACTGTCAATAATTTAAATGTCTCCCACCAAGGAGCATATTTTTTGAAGAAGGTGTTGTGTCAGCTAAACTTCGCACCTTCTTCTTTTAACATTAGGATTTCCAAATTATGAAGTTTTTATAATAAGTATATATTCTTATTAATAATTGATTTACATTTAACTTTTTGAATTATATAAAAAGAGTCATGGATTTCTCCAAAACTCTTAATAAAATTTAATCATCATCACAATGATCTTCTCCATCATAATGATTAAAATAAGTATAGGAGTCTTCTATCGGCTTTCTACACTGTGCACATACTAACCAATACCCCCAATCATCCTCTTCACTATAAACAGATGGTCGATTTTTACATTTACAAAATTCTTGATTGTCTCTCATAAAAGTCACTCTCCTTTTTATGAATAATTCTACATAAGAAGAAGAGTCCCTTTAACTTATTACTTAGTTCGCAAAATTAATCTATTATGAATTAATATATTTAATAACCTTAGCTGGTACCCCTACAACCACAGCATTCTTAGGAACATTCTTTACTACAACTGCGTTAGCACCAACAACACAGTTGTCATCTAATGTAACATTTCCTATTACTTTTGCACCAGCTGTTACTCTTACATTATTGCCTATGGTTGGAGCATCTGTCCTGCTAGAATATCCTATAGTTACTTGCTGATTAATCCAACAATTTTCGCCAATACTCTTTGCCGCAATAATTGTACTAAAACCATGTTGAATAAATAAGCCTCCCCCTATATTTTCTGTACAAATTTCTAAAGTTTCTAACTCAGGAAATAAAATTCGTACTATTTTTGACAGTATTGGCTTGTTATTTTTCAATCTGTAATAAAATAAATTCCTAAATTCTTTAACAAAAATTAATAAATATATTAACGAATAAAAATTACTCTTACTACTTATTTGTAATATAGTTACCCATCTCTTTATATCACAATCTATTACATTCCTATTTTTCGATGTTTTATATGCAATATATGCTATCAAATCCCTACAAAAGTTCATTTTTATCCAAAGTGTTTTCATGTATATTTATTCTCCTGTAAATTATTTATTATCTCTAATCTAATTATACAATTTTTTTCATATTTTAAGCAATATATAAAAATATTATATTGTTTTTAATATAGTCCCAGGAACAGTTGGTATTGAAGTTAACGATTGAAAATTAATTTTACAACTTTCACCACTATTATCATACATAATCGGTTTTATTATTAATGCTCCGTATCCTGATGATTGTATATATAAATTTATATTACCAGATTCATCTTGCGCTACTATCAAATTTAATTGTTTAGTAACCGAAGAATCATTTTGGATGTTTTTTGAACCTTTTATAACGCTCGTATCACTTATAGCTGCTACCACATAAAATGTAGCACTTTGACCTGCCAATGTAGATGTCGGCGATTCGCAAACAGACAATTGTAGTGCAAACCCCCAACTACTTAAATAAGGTTTTACTGTTGCTATATTAACATATTGAGCATCATCAGAATAAGTAACTTTAATTGTTTTATCACTTAAGCTATCATAACTATTAATTATATCGTTAGTAGCAGGAGTTACATAGGTAAGTGAGGTTATATCAATGTTAAACTTACTGGCATTATAAAATTTAAATAATGATGGATTGGTAGAATAAATTACCTGTAGTTTAACTTTTGCGCCTTCATTTTTACCTTTCACATAAACAGATACAGTGTTATCACTGTTATTTAAAACAGCTACACAATTTATTCCTCTTGCCTCAGGCATTAGATCAGTAAATTTAATGATATGATTATTTCCATCATAAGTGGTAGTCAAAGAATACTCCTTAAATAAAGTTGAAGAAAAAGAATCGGAATGAATAAGTCTAAATATTATTTGTGAGCTATTAAATTGTTGTAAGCCATACATAGTTGTTTTTGCAGAAAATATTAAAGCATAATTTCTATTATCACTTGTCAGTCCATATGCTACTGTCATAGCTGCACATTGTTTATTAAGTAAATTATTCATTATAAACACCTCCTATATATTCTTTGATAAGTTTTATGCATGGATCGTAGATAAGCCCATCATTATAACACCACCATACTTTGTTTATATAATACTTAATAGTTGAATTAAATAATCCATATAACATAATTGCTGGTGCTTTGCCATAAGTTTTAATATAATCTTGAGGTGCAATAGTGCTCCAATTATATGTTCCTGGAGCAACTAAAGCACACCAGTAATCCATAACCCCAGTTTCGCTCATAATTATAGGCTTATTGGGATAAGTTGCTTTAAAATGTTTAAGATAATTTATCAATTCAGAGTTTTCCCATGCTTCTAAGCCATCTTCTAAGGTTGTATCATCTAACTTATATGATATTCCAGGATAACAATTAAGGAAAAAACAATCAACTGCATTTTTAAGGTTATCTAATATTTTTTCATTTTCTTCCCATCCTGACGTTGAAAATCCACAATACGTATATCCATAAGTTTTACCTATATTTAATAAATCTTGACAAAAAGATTCATAAGTAGAATTTGTATATATATATGATTTCTCATTTAATGGGATAAAATATTCTATCCCTTGATTTTGAAACTTTTGAGCCAACATTGTAACAAAATTTTTATAAGCGGTTGTGAAATTTGTAAAGTCCATAGCTTGTATGGTTGATTGAGGTGTATGACAGTGCATTTTTAATACTACTGTTTTTATTCCCACATTTTTCATTTGCTGTATAGCCCACAACATATCATCTAGGTTGTGAAAGCTAACAAAACTATTTGAAGGAGAATCCCAATCAAAGTTAATACACATAACAAATTCTTCTATACCTGCTTTAACATAGCTATCTATATCGCTTTGTATTCTAGTTCTATCAACAGCATTTCCAAGAGAAGGTGCCCAATCTGCAAAAGTGCCTAAATTGGGCTTAAACTTTCTTTGCGTAATATCAGCCATTTGCGAATCAATTTCATGGAAATTTTCATTAACTTTATTGTGCCAATCCAGTTCTCCTTTAATTAAATCTTCCATCTAAGCCACCTCCAGTAAATCTATTAAAATACTTTCAACATCATTATCAAAAGTCAAAATATATTGTTTATCATTCAGTTTCTCAATTGAAATATTATCCTTGAAATATTTTTCAGATACATATATTTTGATATTGTCTTTATCTAAATAGCATACTTTAGACTCTATCAAATAACTTTCAGTACCCCCTGCAGGTGTTTCTCCTGCCTGTCCTATGCCTGCACCATAATTTGTGGATATCAATCTTACAATTGGATAGCAATTCAATTTATGATTAATTGTGATTATCTCTTTATTTAATACTGTCTCAGATACCAAGTTATCTATTTGTTTTTGAAGATTATTTATATCTTTTTGTGTAGCAAGTATCACTGTAGGATCTATTTTAAGAGTTACATTTGAAGCATTTGAAACCTCAATGATCATTTTAACGTAAAGGTCCTTGGCACTTCCCTCTGCCATTAAAGGTTTATATGTCTCAGGATACTTCCCTACTGCAATCATATCGCCATCTTCATCAAACAGGCCTGCTTCTCTTATCATGAAGCCACCTTCTGAAGACATAATGACACTCTTAGCTACTATCCAGTTAGGATTATCTTTATCTATATCAATAGAATTAATATTTCCTCTCCATACTTCATGTTTTAATTCCTCCTGTTCTTCAACAGGGTTATAATATGAACCTTTCCCATCTCCCACAGCAAATTTAACTATATTTAATTTAGTACCTAAAGCCGTTGAATTTGCTATCTTTGCTTTACCTATCTTAGTTATTATTGTATAGAAATTTTCTGCCAAAGTTTATACCTCCCTCTTAGGATATATAGTTGTTTCCTCTACAAATCGGTTAGCAGTTGCTATATTTAACTTTCCTTTACTAACTGTTTCAGTAGAAAGCCAAGGATACACTGTTATTTCCTCACCACTGCTTATTGTGCTTGCAAAATACATAGTTCCTTTTGCAGTTAAAAATATCCTTATTATTTCAAGCCATGAACGCTTATTTTTATATTCATTTATAAGAATGTCCAACTTTTTTAAATTTTCAGGTGAAGCTCCCTGTTCAGTTATATCTACATCCATTCTAAAAAAGAATGGTTCACCTCCATATTCAAACCATTCCTGCAATTTAGAATTTCCAAAAACAGATGAAGAGGCTTTTTCTACTGCCTCTGGAGTACCTTTTATCTTGTGCCATTCCAAAGAACTTTTAACTAATCTTCTTTTACTTTCTATAGAAAGAGTGTAATCATAAAAATCTACATGCATTTGCCAGGCAAGTTCATCTACTGCCTGTACATCAAGTTCATCTATTCTGCTATAGATTAAAGCCAATTTCACATCTTGTGATAATTCTACGAAATATGGATTCAGTACTTTGCATAGTGCCTGTGTAGTAATATCCTTTTTCATATATGTTGTCTGTAATGCAAATAAATCTGTATTATTTAAATCCATTATTCCATTCCTCCATAAGTAATGTTTATATTAGATACTTTAGCTACATCAGTTTTATTTATTTGTGTAAATGAGGGATAATTTAAAACTATCCTCCGAACCGCAGTATAGCTTTTACCATTACTTGTCTTGTAACTTGCAGCATTTTGTATTTTATATCTCAACTCATCTGGGTTTATTGATATTCCCATTCTACCCTGCTGCCAATTTATATAATCCCTTATAGCTCCATCCACATAATCTAAATTAGAACCTTCTATGGATTTTCTGAATTGCAATTCTTCTGTTTTATGTTCTATGTCCAAATAATAAGTAAGATTTATATCATAATTTATTGTAGTAGGAACATCAACCTGTACATTATCTGTAAGAGGCCTTCTATTACGTGGAGTGCATTCAGCATATACTTTATCTAAAATAGATTGATTGGGTATTTCTCCATTTACAAGTAAAGGTATGATCTTTACAACACCAGGACTTGGAGAATCAACTTTAACATCAACTATTGAAGAATCAGCACTTTTAGCAAAATATTCATACGCCTTTTCAGGTCCAGCAGTAGAATAGCTCTCCGGTGCAATTCGGCATCTTTCTCTGTAACTATCGTCCTCTTCTAAATCTGCTCCACCTTTTGATGTATCTGTGTTTATAATACTTTCTACATAAGGAATGGGATCAACTATATTTTTTATCTGACCTGATAAAAATCCATTATAAGATGCTCCTGGATCTACTGCTTCCAAAATGCATTCTTTTCTAGTTTGGCCAGCCTCTATTGTCACATCATCTTTTATTTTAAAAAATATAATACCATCCGGAGTAACTCTTTTTCCGGATGGTATCTGAATATCATCGTTCTGTATGGCAACTAATGTAATTAATCCTGGACAAGTTGCTTTTTGTGGTTCCAATCTTTCTGTATGATATATATCAACACCAATAGCATCAAGTACAGGACTTCTTGCATATCTTAATAAATTTTGTCTTGCACTATCATTTATATCATTTTTTAATCCAACAATTATAGAAATCAACTGCTGTATAAATATTCTTCTTTCATCTGCAGGGTAAAGAGTTTCACCATAAGCATTTTCAAAATCATTTATTATGTTTTCATATATAGTTTTTGAATCAGTTTCAACAAAATTTATATCACTCAAGCTGCAGCACCACCCTTAACACAGGTATATCATCTTCCATACCCATATATTCTACATCCAATATGTTCACTCTTGGCTCATATTCCTGGATTAAATCATAAGTTTCCTCTATAACTGCACCTATCATAACTGGTGCAGGTCTATCTATATTATCACTGTTCCTTCCCATCTTTCTGTTATATGCAACCTCATTTGTATAAGTATTTAAAAGATTAGTAATATTTTGCAGTATTCTTTCATTTCCCTTTGCATTCCAATTTAATTCAACTTTATTGGAGTATATAGTGTATTTATCCATTAACATCACCTACACTGCACTTTTTTTCTTTGAACCTTTTCTTGCATATTCTTTAAAGCTCACTTCAATTTTAGCCTTTATATAATCACCTTTTGAATTAAAAACAGCACTCTCGACTTTTACTGAAGTCAGCAGAAATTTATTGGATGTAATTGGTCTGTTGTTGATAATAAACATATAGGGAATTCTTTTGTTTTGTAGATTGATCCATTTTATTATTTCAGTCCTTATATCTACTGTTTTTTGTTTTACAAGGCTTATGGAAAAACTGAATTCATCTAGATTCAATCCTTTTATATAAGTTGCGGATTTACTATTATCAATTTCCTGTTCTTCTATATTTATTGAACTTGAAAAACTATAATCGTCAAAAGAATAAATCTTATTTGCACTAACAGAAAAAATCATAGGTCCAAATACTGCTATGGCCATATCTTCACCTCAATTCTGCTATAACCGCACCATCTGCCATACTGTCTTGCTGCCAGAAGGCTACAAGAACCACATTTCCTGTATTGATTTCTCCTACATTCTCAACTATTTTAAGCTTATAAGTAAGGTTATTATCCATATCTGGAAAATATATTCTTGCTATTTTATTTAAATTGTCTGCAGATGAGACTATTCCCTTTTTAATCATCAATAGCCCTCCAATATTTTTCTTACTTTTAAATATGATTTACCATTTGTAAAATTATGATTTATTAAATAAATAAAATATTTTCCACTAAATGATCCAATATCTTTTATATTTATTGTGTTTCCTGCAGCTAATTTACTGTCCTGCTGTATTGTAAAATAGCCTATAGTCTCCATCTTATTGCTATATCTAAGTAGATTTTTTGAATATCTCTCTGCTTCACCTATATCACTCACCCTTAAATTAACTTTTAAGATATCCCCTAAAGGTGGATTTTTAGGTGTAAATTTATATTTTACAAGGTTGTTATTTGCAAAATATTCAACTAAACATGAAGAATATATTCCGGATGAAACGGTCTTAAAATCATATGTGTCAATAAATGAATCCTCACCTATTTCCTCCACAGGGTCATAGCCTTCAAGTTCCTTTTCAGAATATATGACAGCCTTTTTATCTGTTATTTTAAGGCTGTATCCTTCTAAAATACATCTTTCATTCATAAACTCAAGGTTTGTTTTATTTGTCATATCAATTCTATCGTATAAGTAATCCTCTATACCATAGGTCTTAAGTCTCAAATCAACTTCTGAGGCCAATTGAGACATAATTTGTTTAAACCTTACATTTTCCCATGGGTTTGTTTTTCTTGTCCTTGAATTTATAGGAGTAGATTTGCTCCTTATATTGTATTTCCCATTGAAAATTTCAAATTCATCTATATACATGGCTCCACTGGAAAAGCCATCTTGAGAAACTTCTAAAATATCACCTTTGGCAGGATTCCACTGTCTCCATAATTTTTTTGAATCACTGAACATTATATCCATGGAATCAGATTTTCCTCCACATCTATCTGTAACTGATACATCTATTATATTGACACCGTCTGTTATATCAGTGCCATTGTATCTTAAATTCATATGTCTTCTCTCTTCCATGGTGGCAGTGTGGAACTTTCAGGAGTTTCTATTACTGGTAATTTTAATTTGATGCCAGAACTAAAAATTATATTTTTTATATAATCAGGATTCGATTTTATTATTTCAGAAGCTTTGAATTCATCTCCATAAATTTGAAGGGCAATACTATCAAAAGTATCACCCTCTACAGCTTCATATATATTATCAACTGCCATAATCCAATCTCTCCTCATCATGCTTGATTTGCTCGTACCACTGTTTGAATTTTTCAAAGCTTTCATCCAGTTGTTTTTTTATATCTGTTTTTTCATTGTCCGAAGTATATATTTTAGGTGCATATACTATATAAGATGGAGATTTTTCTCCATTACCACCAGATGCTCCTCCACTACCATGTGAAATACTACCAGCTTTTTTTGCTTTTATTTGACTCACTCCCAATATACCTGCAGCTTTGGAAAGAAGGCTTATACTTCTCGGATTGTTACGTTTCAATGGTATTACTGCTTCTTGTCCTGCTTCACCTGCAATACTTGGGCCTGTAGTTATTCCACCTTTTGCAAGTGCAGGTATTGTTCCGACTGACCCTATATTTACACCAGGTACTTTGTTTGCAACACCTATTACTTTGTTTACACCGCCTATAAATCCATTAATCATACCTATGCCAGTATTGATTATGGCTTTTACACCACTCCATATTCCTTGAAATACTGCAAGAACTGTATTTTTCATTCCTGTAAATATACCAACTACAACTGAATACGCAGTACTGAAGCCACCACTTATAGTACCGACTATACCAGAAATCACACCTGAAACTGTTCCATATATACTGTTCCATACCCCAGTAATAAATCCCCATATACTGGTTAATATGCCTACAACAGTTGTATATATGGCAGTCCATATGGTAGTTATAACATTCCATATAGCCATTATTATAGGTGATATTGTTGAATATATTCCAGTCCAAATGGTTACTATAAAACTCCATATTGTTGTTAAAACAGTAACTATTGTTGTATATATAGATGTCCAAATAGTAGTTATAACACTCCATATGGCTGTTATTATAGGCGTTATAAATGCAAGTATACTGTTCCATATATTTGTAATAAAGCTCCATACACTTGTCAAAATTCCTGAAACAGCAGTATATATATTATAAAACACTATAATTACCACAGCTAATATTAACTTCAATACAGCTTCTATTATGGTTGATATAATATTAAATACAACTGAAATGACTTTTATTATAGGTGACAATACTACCATTACAACTGAAGCTATTGCTGTAAAAACTGTAACTATTACATTCCATATAGAAGTGACTGCTCCTGATATAAAAGATATTATGCTATTCCATATAGAACTTATAATATTCCATATGGAAGATAAAACAGATGAAACATTATTTACTATACTATTCCAAATACTTATAATATTACTGCCTAACTTGCTAAAGAATCCTACCAAACTCGTAACTACCTTATTCCACACATTTGCTATAAAACTTCCTACTTGCTGAGCTTTTTCCTTTATGGTATCCCAGTTCCTGTATAAAAATATACCTGCAGCAACAAGAAGTCCTATAGCTACTACCGCAATACCTATAGGGCCAAGCAAGGTACCTATAGCCGAACCAAATCCAGCACCAGTAATCGAAGCAAATTGAAATACTGCAATTACTTTTTTTACAGCACCAGCAAATTCTAGTACTTTTGGAATATATGAAGCAAGCTTCAATGCCATAAGAGCTGATCCAACTCCACCTAAGACAGGAATCAATATTTCTGAATTGTCCTTCAAAAATTTGAACACACCCATAAGTTTTCCTGCTGCAGTTGCCATATTTCCAAACATGCTTCCTATTTTGGCAGTTATACCACTATTTGCAAGATTTCCAAGAATGTCTCCTGCTTTTACAGCACTTTTGGTAAGAACATCGAATAAACTTCCTTTTATTATATCTCCTCTACTTGTTACACCTGCTATCTGGGCCAGTGTAGTTTTAAAAGTACCGCTTAAATTTGACATTGCTCCTTTAAAAGTTTTGGATTGCTGCTGCATTCCACCGCCAAATCTAGTTTTCATAAGAGCCATAAGTGCCTGATTGAATCTATTTACATCAGTTATCTGTCCTTTGTTGTTTATAACATTGAAACCCATTGATTTAGCCTGTTTATCTATCATGTTTTTGGTGATTCCAAATTCTTTAAGTCTCTCAAGTTCTCCTGTCTGTGCATCAGCTATAGCTTCTACACCTTCATCAAGACTTTTTCCCATTACTGAAGACATATCTCCAACCATTGGAAGTGTTTTTTTCGCCTCTAATCCATAAGCTTGTAATTTTACAGTACCTTCAACAACTTCATCTGTATCAAAAGGTGTTGTATTGGCAAAATTATTAGCCCACTGAAACATGTCTCCTGCCTTTTTATTATCTTTCATTACTACATTCAATGTGTTTCTATATTGTTCCATACTGGATGCCTGATCCAACATGGTCTTACCAAGCATTCCAGCTCCTACTGCAGATCCTATTCCTGCAATTGTAGCAGGAATATTTTTAAGACTGGCTATTCTTTGAGTCATTTTTTCATTTGATTGAGCTATTTTATTATTTGCTTTTGCCATTACACTAGCAGCTTTACTGGCATAACTTCCTACAGCTGTAAATGCTCTTTGTAAACTTGGATTAAGTCTTCCACCAATAACAATGCTTGTTGAAAAAGTAGCCATTTAATTCCCCCTCTTTAGGGATTTTTCATATTCTTCATTTTTACGTTCGGATTCTTCCACAAGATCCTCATAGTATTGAACCAAATCACCAAGAGGCATATCCATGCAATCCTTTCTGCTATTTGATGTCTCCAATGTAATTTGAGTTACTATTGTTCTAATGTATTTTGATCCTGGAAATCCGCCGAACCTGCCAAGAAAAAATCTCTTGTTACACTTGCTGTTTTCATAAAATCTTTTGCATTAAGTCTTTTAATATCTTCATAATCAAGATTCGCTGCCTGTGCAAATAGATTTGCATATAAAAGGGTATCCACCTCTTGCACTGCAGGTACATATCCTTTTTTCTGAAGTTCTTTTATTGCATTTTCTACCGAATTACCTTTGAGTTCATCAAAATCATATTGTATTTCTGTTTTTTCCTCCCCATCAATCTGTGCTGGTTTGGATAACTTTAATGTTGACATATTATACCTCCTGAATTTTAAAAATAAAAAAGCCCTATTATAAGGCTGATTGGATATCTTGAGCTAGATTTTTGCCATTTACTGCAAAAATGCCGTTAAACTTATCTATATTTAAGATTTCTTTTCCATTTATTATTCTCTTGTAGGCAAAAACTTCATATTCAAAGCTTCCCTCAGATGCTTCACCCATTCCAACTTTACCTTCTTCAAGTTTTTTAGGTATGCATTTTATAAAAGCTTTGTGACTTGAAACTCCTGTTTTTATATTATTTGTATCAAAAACATCTGTTACCCATCGTATTTCTATATCATTTGCCTGCATAAGTTCTCCAATATCCTCATTTGCAACTCTTATACTTATTTCAAGAGTCATAGATTGAGGCTGATAATATGCTGGCCAATCTATCTCTCCCATTATACCTGCACCTTTTATAGTGTCTGTTAACATTTCTATACTTGGAAGAGTTATTTCACTTGTATCACCTATTTTAGTGGTCTTGCCATCATTTTTGGTATATACAGCATAGTTTATGACTTTATTACTTATCTTCATTAAATTCCACCTCCATCTGTCAATTTACTCATCCCTTGACTTGTATATTGTATCTTGTTTGTAAGGCTCTTGGCTGGTGGTGTATTGGTAACAGCAGTACTAAAAGTAAAGTTACCCTGAACTACATCAGAATCTTGATTTTCTCCAACTATAAACTCTATTTTCCCATATAGCAATTTTCCATCAGCTATAAGAGAATTCAATCTCATTTGTTCAGTATTCAATATACCATCCAAATCATTTCTTACTATTGGAGAATCTATTATAGCTGCATTCCTTAACTGAAAATCATTGGACAAATATATGTTGGTTCTTATATTGGAATCAAAAATATTACCATAGTTAGAAGATTCCGCTTCTGTTATCCCATATTCATAATTAGCCATATGAGGTCCCCATACAACCCATTTACCACCATAAAAAATAACTGTAGTTATTCCCTTCTCATTGAGCTTGTTGCCCTGTTCCTGATTAAATCGTGTTCTTGTCCCATCTCCAAATAAAATACCTGTTATATCTATTTGCTTATTTGAACAGCTTTCATATGGTACTCCTGAATTTGAGAAGTCAGTTTGCTGCATTCTTACTATAGTCAATATGGACATCCAAATACTTTGACCATTTAATTCAACTTTAGGCCAGCATACTTTCTCTATTTTATTTATATAATTATGTGAAACCTTCCAGTTTTTAGCTTCATCTATTGTTTTTACAACTGGATCTATATCTGTAACACAAGTTGCCTTCCAATGTCCTCCTATTTCGGAACATAAAGCTATAATTTCAGACTCTATTTCAGGTATATGATTCCAGCCTGGAGCAGATATTACTGAAGGAACTACATTCAAATCCTCATATACTGTATTTATACATGACAGTCCTGTTCTCTTGTCTGTTGCAGGATCATAATTCCCTACTATATGAGAATTTTCCACAAGTGAAATATCTACCTTTTTATAGCTTATAGATACAGGTGAACTAATTTCAGGATTTATAATAGTAAGCTTTAATTTTCCATCAGTTGTATATTCATCTTTATAATCAATTCCAGAAACAAATTCACCTATCTTTACACTCCCTAAAACTACATAATTATCTACATATCCCACATTATTTACTAAAATGACTGAATCATTTTCAACATCTTTAAAGTGTTCTAAGGGATTTAATACATTTATTAATACAATAGGACCTATAGGCTGTATTTTATTTTTAAAATGTGCATATACTGCAGCAGAAAGAGTAAAATCTTCAAATTTGTCATTATCTGAATAACCAAGCTTTGTTTTAGCTTCATCCAGATTATTTATAAGCAATGGAGTATTTATGGACTTTTTATAATCTAAAAGTCTATGAACAGGAGCAGTACCTACATAAACCGGTATAGTTCCCTGACTTAATGTAGATATTTGCTGTGTACTTTCTATTAATTCTCCATACGCACCATGTTTATATGGCATTTTAGCACCACCTTTATAAATATTTTTCTATTTCTGAATTTTCATAGTTCAAAGGCACTGTATTTGCCTTGAAACTTATCCATCCATGCCAGTAAGGATATTGTTGTTCTTCATACATTCCCCATTCTACAGGCCTTTCAACTGTGGTTATACCGCTTATTACAGCTGACTGTACAAGCTTCATCCTTATTTTCTGAATTATATTAAGCAAATCCTTGTACCCCTTAAAATCTGGAACTGTATTCAACTTTTCGACACCAGGGAAACTAGTTCCGGGATCATAAGTTGCTATCCCTATCCTGATGTCAATACTTGCATCTTCTCCATTATCCCGGCCACCATCTTCCATAACCAATAATGAAGGTATATCATATCCATATTCATTCAAATAATTTTTAGGAGGAACCCAACCTATATAAACTGCAGGACTTACAAGTTCATAATTGTTATTATTAATATTATTGGCTTGTGGCTTTTTCAATTTAAACTCAGGTGCTATTTTTTCTTTAAGAAAAATTTTAATAGCATCTAGTATCATATTATCAGTCATTATTCACTCCTCCTTGAAGCTTTTTCCAATCTCCATTTAATCTCATGATCTACTCTTTCCTGAAGCTTTTTTGCTGATGCATCCTGTATTTTATTTATAATCTTCGGATTAGCTATCATCTGAGGAATAGATAGGGTCCTAAGTTTAAGTACCGGCATTTTATTTTTACCTTTCCTTTTATAAATTCCAGGACTCCCACTATAAATTGTCTGAACAAATGCTCCAGGAGAAGTATGCAATACTTTATATCCTGAAGACTTCTTTATTTTAACTTGAACTTTCTTTATTCTCTTGCTATATTTGCTGGGTCTGTGTTTAAATTTTTCCAAAGGTATGGATTTTCCTTTGGAATCTATCCATGCACTAAATGAACTTCCTGAAGCTCTATGTTTAGTCAATGTGGAATTTACATCTTTTTTAGCAACTGTGTATTCATTTGTAACTTCTCTTCCTGTTTGGGTAGCAGTAAAACTAAGAGTCCTGTTTACAGCACTCCGTGTAGCTCCTGGAATTTGTTTGGATATATTTTGCAAATCTATTCTGATTGAAGCAAGTCCTTTTGTATCTATAAAAAAATTACTATTCATAACTTAGCTCCTGTTAAACTTTAATATTATTTGATACATTCCACTAATTTCTTTAACATCAAAAATAGTAGCAAATGCTCCATCAAATATCTGGACTGCATCAATCTCAGGCTTTCTGCCATATTCAGATACTTTTACAAAATAAAGAGTATCCCCTACATAAATACCATCATATTCATTTTTGGTACGTTCTTTCAATTCATCATTATCTACTACTATTTTGATTCTTCTACCATCAATAACATGTTCTTCAGCAAATTCATCTAAATTAGTAAATATGTCTAAATCTCTTTGAAAATAATCCCTGGCCCTAATCATATATATTCATTCTCCCTGATATGCCTTTGCCTGTTTTTAAATACTATCCTTTGGTTTATTTTTTTCCTGGACTGTTTAAATTTGTCATCTACTAATTCAGCTATACTTAAATTTATAAGCCTGAAGGCCTCATCTTTGGTTATGTCTTTAATGATATCCCCTAATTTATAATTGCTCCCATTGTGTTTTACATTAATCAATACCTTTATAGACAAAGTTATCACCTCTCAGCATTGCAGTAATTTATATGACTTTCAATACATACCATGAATCCACTTCATGTGGCACAGGTAACGGCTTTGAACTTATCTGCAGAAATCTTCTTGCAGGTTTCTTTTGTATCCATGTATCAGGTATTCTGCTTCCTTCAACAGTAGAAAAAGCTCCATCTTCATTTAAAATTGTTACCGCTCCATATAACATACTGTAATTTGCTTTGGTGCTTATTAAAACTACAGTTCCATCTGGTACCAAAGGTTTGGTTTCTGGATTTTTAGCATCTGTCCAATCATCTAAAAACCACTCATTATACTGATATATATCAAGACCAAGCTCATTTATAGTTCCAACATAGGTAACTCCGTTAGGAAGTTGTCTAGGTGCTATGGTTGCCAGGTTATAATTTCTAACATCAAGCCTTTCCTTCACTTTAGGATGATTTATAAATGCATCTACTGCATCAGCAGCCATTATACAGATATCACAGTTTACAAATCCATTTTTTTGAACTTCTCTATGATATTCTTTCAAGTCTGCAATTGGATCTGAAGTATCTGCACTCCATAAATCCGCACCTGATAACGCAGACTTATTTGTAAATTTAAAATCTATCTCATAATCCAATCCTTCACCTTTAACAGGTATTTTACCAGTCAAGATCGCCTGTGCACACATCCATTCTTCTCTTCTCGTAATCATTTCATCAAGTTTTGCAAGATCTTCCACAAGTTTTGAAACTCCTCTTTCCTCTGGTGACATTCCCCCATACAATGGTTCACCAGCCATTCTGTTCATTAAATCATCTGCAGTGGTTATAGTGTCAGGTGCGACAAGTGCAGGTTCAAAAATATTTGTCTTGTAACCAGTGTTTTCAACTGTTTTACCCCCAATTCTAGGATGTACAAATGGTGCAAGTTTCCTGTTGCCCTTTAAGAAATCCGCTTCAACTGTTTTTGTATCAAATGTCCTCACAGTATTAAAAAAAGTTGATTTAAAGAAAGTATTAATAGGAGCCATCCTTGTGATAGCCCCCATCATTGTTCTTGGTTCATATAAACTTATAGTCATTTTTCAATCCTCCTATTTTATAAATATCCCCAATTTTCTAAGTGAAACTCTATAGTCTTCAATTGTTTTGCCTTCAGGAACTATAATACTTGTACCTTTAAATTCACCTGTCATATAGATCACGATATTTTTGGTTTCATCTGTAGTAGCTACTCCTTCTGAAGCTATTCCGTATGCATTTTCAGGGTTTATTTCCTCTCCTGAAGGAATTACTATATTGCCTTGAGCATCTTTTTCCACTATAGACAATTTTGCTACATTTTGATTTAAAGCAACAACTGCCTTTTCAGTTACAACAGGCATTACATTTCCAGCAAAGATATTTTCTGGTGAAAATTCTTCAGTTATCATTATTTAACACCTCTCTTTTTATTTATAACTAGCCTTGAGCATAACTCTAAGGCACTCATTTCTCTAGCCCGATAAGGGCTATTTTTTTCTATCACTAAAATTTATATCATAGGATTTCCTCAACTTTTGTCGAATTTTTAAAACACCAAATAATAAAAACACTAAAAGGAGGAAATCTCTATGTACCAACGTCAAGAAATCTTTAATATAATTGAGCTTTTTACTTCTAAAAATACTATAAATTTTT